AGCCGCCGACAAGTCAGACGCTGTATCCTTAAAGCCAGAACCGGCCTCCACCTTCTTTCCGGTCAGCATTTCTGTGAAGCTCTTAAATGCCGTGGCTACAGTCATCAATTTGGCCAGAAGCTGATTCAACAGCTTCAAAGCGGGCGTCAATACATTTATGAGCCCCTGGCCCAGCGTAGCCTTTAAGCTGTCAAATTGCAACTTTAGGACACGGACCTGATTTGCCCAGCTATCCGCAGTCCGTGTAAAATCCCCGGACGCTGCTGTCAGTTGAGACTGCACAAACTGATACCGCAGAGCCACTTTCTCGGCTTCGCTCATGGCCTGTGTGGTCTTGCCCCACCCATTGGCCATTGCATAGGCGTCCAGGGCATTCTGGGTCATGACAATTCCCAAATCCTTTAATGTCTCAGTCTCACCTGTAAATACGGATTTAAGTTTTGTATACGCTTCATCCTGGCTGATATTGTAAAAGGACGCCACGTCCCCAGCCAGACCCGTCAGAGTAGTCCCCATGTCATAGGCCTGCTTCTCGGAAAAGCCAAATGCCTTGGCCATAGCCCCGAAGGTACCGGTAAACCTTTTTGCCATTGTTTCGGATAAGCCGAAGCTGGCTGCCGCATTCTTGGCGAAAGAATCTACCTGCGCTGTCATAGACGGGAAGGTGACGTCAACGACGTTCTGGACCTCTGCCAAATCCGAACCAAGTTCAATACAGGACTTACCAAAATCCACAAGTTTTTTGACTGCGAAGGCAGACGCAAGGGCTACACCTGCCTTTTTTGCCAGGTTTGTGATACCTGACATCTGTTTCTCAAATTGATTTTTATTGACCACCAGGTCAAGCCCGATCTGGCCTACACTCTGTGCCATTTACCCTTGCTCACCTCCCGCTGCATAAATAAGAGCCTGCTTCATGCATTCCAGAAATCCCTCCATATTCTCTTGAGACATGGCTTTTGCCCTACGTGTCCGCCATTCCATTCTGATGCGCCTCTGCTCCGGGCTAAAATACTCCAAAATTTCCGGGTCATCTTCGGCTCTGATAGACACAATCCGGCCAAGCGGTGTATCGGGTCCCAGACCAGACAGCATGTCTTTAAATTCATCCCACTTCATTTGATTCAACTCCCGGGATAAACGTAACCCGTACTGCGTCTGAAAAGATGATATGATAAGTCCAAAATCATCTATCAAGTCGTAGTACGGGTCATCACTCTCCCGATTCTTCCTCGCCGGTGATCAGGCCGATGGCCGAAAAGACCAACGTCTGGAAGTCCGAAAACTGCAGTTTCATCTTATCAATCTTCTTACGGTCTGCTTCGCTGAAGATTAGATCATACATCTTCACTACATCATTGGGCTGCACGTTGTCACCATCTCCCAGGATTCCCATAATCTTCAGGACAGTGGTAGCGTCTGCATTTACTTCCAGCTCTTTACCTTTTACAACCAGTTTAGGATTCTCGTCAAAAGCCAGTTTGTCTGTAATGTCAATAGTCTTTGCCATTATGCGTCACCTCCTGATGGTAATGTTATCGTTGGTTTTCCATTGCTCATCACATCAAATTCAAGTGGGCCAACCTCAGTGGATTTACCTGCCCCCGTATTTGTGATGTTATAAACTGCAGCATCCCAGGAGATAATCGTCCCATCCGGGAATGTCCAGCCGAAATAACCTTCCGCGTCCCGTCCATTCTTAAAAGTCTTATTAAATACATAGTCATTTCCGGTATCCCCGATATTTCTTTTCCCGGATACAGAAATGGTGATGCTCTTCGCTGTTGCCAGCCTGCGCGCCCATCCTTCCGTATCGAAGGGGTACCATTCTTCTACGCCATTGTCAAATTTGACGCCAAATGTTTCCATATCCGCAATAGAGGTTGCCCCTTCTTTGGCATCCCCTACCTGGAACTGGTTTTTATAACAAGGATATACTCCTGTCTTTCCTGCCATTTTTCTACCTACCTTTCGTAATACAGTGTCAGCCAGATCACACGCTCATACACGCCGTTATCATCCGTTCCCACGTCAATGGGTTCCGGTG